AACAAGCGTGTGACATTCCGTGCTAATGGTATGAAATCATATAGCGTTGTAACTGAGATCGATGCCCGTAATGATTGGGAATCTCGCATTGCTCAGGGTGGTGAGGTTACTGACTTCAACCTGGACAAAATGCCTCGCTCTGAGTATATGCCACTTTCTTGCTGATTATGTTCACCAAAGAAGATCATGAGTTTATCGATTTTTTGTTCGGTAAACTCCTTTCCGAAACTGACACTGACATGATTGATTTGCAGGATGATGACTCCTGCTGTGATCATCTTGAATTTCAACAACTTTCATTTTTTTAATCATGATTTACGAAATTGAAGTTCGTCCCGGTTCTGATTCTGAATATTTTCAGTATTACACTGAAACTGTAGAAGCAAGAACCTCAAATGATGCACTTAAAAGAGTCGAACGTCGTAACCCTGGATGTAATTGTACCGTGATGGATTGGTATAGTGAAGATGATAGTAATGGCGGAAGTTCATCATCTGGAATGCCTGGCGGATTCTTTGGTGTGGTTCTCATTGCCGGTGCGATTGGTTTCTTCACTTTAATTGGTGAAAGTGATGTTCAACAGTATCAACCAACACAGGACAATCCTGCACCGACTGAGAACATTAATGCTTCAGACTGGTTAGGTCTATGAAGACTGTGCCAGTTGGAGAACTGGACCCAATTTCCAAAAAACCCTTGCCTTTTCCCTGAAAATTTGCCATACTACTGGTATGGAAAACAAAGCAACCGTGATCACCTTTCAAGACGCTCTCACACAACTCGATGCCTTCGTTGCAGACACTCGCGCTGACCTTGATATGGCATATGACTGGATTTGCGAGATGACTGGCATCTATCACATTTGCGACGATGTTGCGATGTGGGGTCAATTCTTTGATGCTTATTATGAGGCAGCAGACTGGGAACTGATCAATGAACTTCATGAGTCTGTCTGATGTCTATTCATCCTGCAACCATACAAGTTTGCATCGCAATCCTTCTTGCATTTCTGATTCTTTTCAACAACAACACTCCTCCCAATGCATAACACAACTCTCGATCTTTTCTGTAATGATGACAACGAGCGGAATGAAATTGATTTTGCGTTTGATGCTGCATTAGAAGAGCAGGCAGCAAAATATGAAGTGACAGTTGATTACTACATTGAGGAGTTTCTAGTTTGATGAAAACCACCACACAAACTTACAACATTCGGATTGAGTATCAGGACGGAACGACTGAAAATCTGCAAAGAACAATGCCAACAAAACCAACAACAATCAAGGGGCAATCTGCACAAAACGATAGAGTTTGCAAGTGGGTAGAGAAGTATATTGGCAGAAGGGAATGGAAACGACATGAGGTTGTGCCAGTGTAACTAGTGTCCACCATTCTCCCACAGACCACACAAAACCTGTATTATTAAAGAGTCAAAGGAACACACCATGCAACGCACTCCACTCACCCGCGAACAAGTTCTTTCAATCCTTGCTCGATGCGAAACCGGTAATCAAATGGTTTCAGCACTTGATAATCTTCGCTTCAACGGTTTCATCAAATGAAAGTCACTATTCTTCCCAGAAACAGAAACAAGTGGATGCTAGTTTTTGAAATGGATCGTAAAGTCATCATCCGCAATCCTTCATTCTCATGAGAATTGTAATCCTTTTGGCGTTCACTATCCTCGGCGCTAATCTACTCGTTGACCTGTTAGATTCCAACATGGTCAACATTATCGAGGAACGCAATCAGTCAATCGAAAAACTCCTAAATCAATGACTCTTTCAATCGCAGACTACGCAAAACAAAAGGACGCACAAAACACAATCAGTCTGAACATTGTTAAGTATGGTCTGATGCTATGTGATGCACTGACTCATGACTTTCAAAAGAACTATCCTAACACTAATCGAGATAAGAGATTCTATCTAGATTCTTCAGGACGAAAGTATCACAAAATCTGGGATAGCAACATCTGTCCTAATACTCAAAGGGAATCACGTTCATGTCATGCATTCATTGATAAAAAGACTGGATCAGTATACAAACCTGCTTCATATAAAGCACCTGCTAAACACGAACGATATAACCTTAATATCATTGAATCGAGAGAAGAATGCCTAGAGAAGTGTGATTGGGCAGGGGGATATCTTTATTTGCGGTAACTAAGCACTAATACTCATAAAACCTACCAAAAAGAGATAAAAAACGATTAAAAAAGCAATTATAAATATATCTCCGCTTTTTATAGTAAGAGATACCCCTAAGCAACTCCCTAGTGTCTTGAGGGTATCTCTGCAGCATATTAGACCCTTTTAACCCTTGTAAATGTGTCGAGGTCTTGTGGTCTTAGCGCACCTTGCAACGAGAGTCAAGCACAAACCTCCAAACCGCCACAAAAATTCACACAGGACCCCAGAGAACGACCAATCCGCAAAGTGGCACAAGCACACGGCACAGACCTGAAAATCGTGTATTATTAAAGAGTCAAAGGAACACAACCAACCATGCGTAAGATCGAAACCCAGATGAACCAAGCAGTGCAGGCAAACCGCAACTGGTCATCAGGGAACACCACGGTTCACTTTAACGCTGAGACCGGTGAGAGTCTGATCCGCTTGCATGGTAACCTGATCGCCATTGTTGACGAGGACTCTATGAAAGTCTTTGATGGTGGTTGGCAGTCTAATACCACCAAGAGCAGACTCAACGCCTTATGTGATGCTTTCTGTGTTGCTGGTGAGGGCGTCTTTCAGAAGGACTTCAAGTGGTTTGTGAGAAAGTTTGCGGGACAAATGGGCACTGAGAAAGTGTTTGTCAATGAAGCATTTTCTAACGGTTACGTCTTCGCATGATTAAAACAAAAAAAGAGTGGGCACGAGTCTACTCTAATTTCTATACAATTCTCTTTCTTCTCATCTTATTATGACTCCAATTCTCCACATCGAACACCCAGAGGACACAATCCTCACAGGCGACCTTTCTTTCCTGGACGCTATACAGAACGCAGGCACGCTAAGTGTTAAGATGGACGGAGCACCCGCTATAGTTTGGGGCACTAATCCTGCAACGGGTAAGTTCTTTGTGGGGACCAAATCTGTCTTCAACAAAGTAAGGATCAAGATCAACGAATCTCATGAGGACATTGACAAGAACCATAAGGGAGAGGTTGCTAATATCCTGCATAAGTGCTTCGACTATCTACCACAGACCGGGGGCATCTTTCAGGGAGACTTTATCGGTTTCGGCGGGTCTGATGAGTATACCCCGAACACGATTACCTATCAGTTCGATGATATTGTAGATGAGGAGATTATCGTTGCGCCTCATACTTACTACACAGCAGAGAAAGACTTAAGGGACGCAATCGCACACCCCATGAAGTTCATCATCACAGACACATTCTATTGCCGGTTCGTGATGCCTACCTGTGCGGGTCTGTGGGAGTTACCTCCAGCGATGACTACCATCATGACGCTGTTGCCTACTGTGCAGTTCGTAGATGATAAGGAAGCAGCACAGATCCGCATCAATGTGAACCGAACTCTCAGAGAGGATAACACTCTACGAGTCGAGGACTTCAACGGCAATGTGACACTGATGCACCTCTACGGTTTGGTTCAGTATATCAAAGAGGAATTGCATGCACAGTGTAGAGTCTTGGACGGTCCTGCTGCTTATATCGGGCAGGACAGAATCAGTGCTGAGGGTTATGTCTACTCATACGCTGGTAAGGTATACAAACTAGTCTTACGAAAGGTCTTTAGTGTTGCTAACTTCAACAACACTAAATTTGACAAACTCGTTGCAGTCTGATAGAATACAGTGATACTCAAAGACCAGTTATTTGGGGTTGCGTTCTTGTGCGCCCCCGCCCCTTAGCTAAAAACGCCTAACTACCCTAACCTACAACGAACCAAAAGAGCGAGAGAGATATAAAGAATAAAAAAAATTCCCAGGGGATTTAAGCACTCCGAAACCCCCCACCAGAAAAAATTCCCCCAGGTATTTTTGCCCTTGAGAACCCTTTTCAATATATAAAGCAGTGGTGCGTATTATTACTATGAATATTTCAATCGACACCTATGAGAGAGAATTAATCATAGAAGCACTTGAATATCGTATAGAGAATGACGAGGAACTGATAAGGGATTACAGTACGAAGGAAGAGTTGACATACCTCTTAGAGAAGTTATCGGAGGAATACTAAATATTCCTATACAGCGTTGACCTGAGTGAACCGCTGTGGTATAATAACAATGTTACTTAATTCATTTTCATGGCTAAAGGATTTACAGTAAAGACTGCTGCTCCACCGAAGAAGAAGGTAGAGGAATTTAATTTAGAAGCAGCAAAGGAGATGGTAAGAGGTAAGACGATTGTATTCTGTCTACCTGGTAGAGGTTGTTCGTATGCGTTTCTGAAATCGTTCGTACAACTTTGTTTTGATCTTGTACAGTCCGGTGCAAGTATTCAGATCTCACAAGACTACAGTTCAATGGTGAACTTTGCACGATGCAAGTGTTTAGGTGCGAATGTTCTCAGAGGACCAAATCAGAAACCGTGGGATGGTAAGTTGCATTATGACTACCAACTGTGGATTGACTCTGATATTGTCTTCGACACAGAGAAGTTCTTCCGTCTTGTAGCAATGGACAAAGACATTGCCAGTGGATGGTATATGACTGAGGATGGTCGCACGACTTCTGTTGCTCATTGGATGGAAGAGGATGACTTTAGGAACAATGGCGGTGTGATGAACCATGAGACTGGTGAATCCATGTCGAAGCGTAAGAAACCGTTCACTGTTGATTACACTGGTTTTGGATGGGTTCTGATTAAGCATGGAGTCTTTGAGAGTCTGCCTTATCCTTGGTTTGCTCCGAAGATGCAAACGTTTGAATCAGGAGAGGTCCAAGATATGTGCGGAGAGGATGTGAGTTTCTGTCTTGATGCGATCGAAAAAGGTTATGAGATCTGGTGTGACCCTGTGATTCGGGTGGG